GAATAACCCGGAGTCGCCATTTTTTGTTGCCTGTTGCGGGGGGACCTCGCGGCGCGTTTCAGCCCAGGGTCGGGAATGTCCAATTTGGACGGTTCGGGGTGTCTAATCGGGCTGCTCCACCGTTGGAGCACGGGGCGACGTGTGAGGCATCTACGCGGGCCGAACTTGGGCGGCTGGGCGCGCTGGATGGTCCGGAGGGCCAAGCGTGCGTCGCGCTTGCGGCGGCTATCGACTCGGGTCGGTCATTGATGGCCGTCCCGGCGATGGTGAAGGAGCTGCGGGCGACGTTGGATGCGTTGCGCGAGCGGACCCCGAAGGCGGGAGACGGTGTCGATGAGTTTACCGCTGCTCGAGCGGAACGACGCAAGGCCGCAGGGTTCTGAAACGCCTCGGATCTGGTCCTATCCTCCGGCTGTTGCGTCGTCCGGTGATGAGTTAGCTGACTTCGCGGCCCGGTACGGGCTCGTGCTGGATTCGTGGCAGCGGTTGGCGTTGCGGTGCGCGATGGGTGAGAAGGCCAATGGCCGCTGGGCCGCCGGTCAGGTCGCGATCATCGTCCCTAGGCAGAACGGTAAGGGCTCGATCATTGAGGCTCGCGAGCTTGGCGGCCTGTTCCTGCTGGGCGAACGGCTGATCACACACACGGCGCATCAGTTTAAGACTGCGTCGGATGCGTTCCGCCGGATTCGGAACATCATCGATGGGTCGGATGAGTTGACGAAGCGGGTGAAGCGGATCGCTCAGTCGCCGTCGGATAAGTCGATCGAGTTGATGAACGGGAACAAGCTGTCGTTTATCGCCCGGTCGGGTGGCTCGGGTCGTGGCTTCTCCGGTGACGTTGTGATTCTGGACGAGGCGTACGACTTGTCGCAGGATGAGATGGATGCCCTCGTTCCGACGTTGACGACGGCCCCCGATCCGCAGATTTGGTATACGTCGAGCGCCGGCAAGGCCCATTCAACGGTCCTGGCGAATGTCCGCAAGGAAGGCATTGCTGGGTCACCGACGCTCGCCTACATGGAATGGTCGGTCGCGGAGCCGGGTCCAGAGGACCCAATGCTCGACGCAATGGATCTGAACCTGATTGCGCAAGCCAACCCTGGGTATCCAACGCGGGTCTCCGATGATTACCTCGCAATCGAGCGAGGTGCGTTGTCTGAGGCGGGGCTGCTACGCGAGCGGCTAGGGGTCTGGGACCCACTGACTGGGCGTGGCATGTTCGACATGGACCGTTGGAACACGAAGTGCCTTGACATTGCGTCCAAGATCGCTGGGCCGGTGAAGATCGGTATCGAGATCGCGCAAGACCGGTCCTGGTCGTGCATCGGTGCTGCTGGGCGCCGCTCGGATGGTCTGATGCATGTTCAGGTCGCCGAGAACCATCAGGGCACGGTGTGGCTCGTTGACAAGGTCGTCGAACTTGTTGGTGAGCGTGACGGCGAAGTGTCGCTGTCGCCGAATTCGCCGGCTGGGACGATGCAAGACGAGCTCGAGGCCCGCGGCGTCCGGGTGCGGCTGGTTCCTGCCGCTGAGTACGCGCAGGCGTGCGGCGCGTTCTATGACATGTACCGCGACGCGACGCTGCGCCACCTCGGGCAGGGCGAACTTGACGCCGCCGTCGAAGGGGCGCATAAGCGCATTGCGGGAGATGCGTGGATGTTCGATCGGAAAACGCCTGACCTTGACATCGCACCCCTTGCCGCTGTTGTTCTGGCTGCCGATGCGGCCGCTGTGACCGAACCATCCGTCTACGAAGATCGGGGTGTCAGGTTCCTATGAACCGAACCACCCGTAAAGCCAACCGGCTCATCGACTCGCGAACCGCTGTGAAAGTCATAGTCACACTGACTGACGGCGGCTCATTCGCTGGCTTGATTATCGACCTCGATACCAACTGGCTGCTTATCCGCGAGGCAGCTCAGCTGGGCCCGCAGGGCTCGTCTGTCGGCGTCGACGGTGAGCTTCTGCTGCCACGCGACCGCATTGCCTACGTTCAGAAGCCCTAGGAGGCGGCGCAGTGCTCGTCTCTAACGGCAACTATGTCGCCGGCAATTCGCCGTTCAAACTCCCATATGACGAGCTCGGATCGATTACGCCGATCGCGTCGTGGGGTTCGTACTACGGCGGCGGCAGTATCGGTTTATCTGGGCTGCAAGCGTCCTACGCGTCCATTTTCAAGGCACAACTGTGGGCGTATGTGCTGATCCAGAAACGCGCTAACGCGGTCGCAAGGCTGCCGTTCAAGCCTTACCTCCGATCAGCGGACGGTTCCCGCGAGGATGCGCGCGACACGCAGTTCGGTGCGTTGATGGCGCACCCGAACGATCGCCAAGATCCGGTGTTTTTTTGGGCGTGGACGCAAGCGACCCGTGACATTTACGGTGAAGCGATCTGGGTGAAGATCCGGGACTTGAATAAGCGCGTTCGAGCGTTGTGGCCGATGCATCCCACGAACACGGTCACGTTCCGTGGTGAAGACGGGCGGTGGAAGTACAACTTCACTACCGGTGCCCGGAACGTTCCGCTGTTGCCGACGTTCGATGAAGCTGACGTGGTGCACTTCCGGTCCTACAACCCGGAGAACACTGAGCGGGGCATGTCGCCGATGGAACCGCTGCGGCAGACCCTCCTCGCGGAGGACGCTGCCAGGCGGGCGCAGACAGCGATGTGGGCGAACGGTGCCCGTCCGGGGTTGGCGTTGACGACCCCCAACAAGCTGTCTGACACGGCATACAACCGGCTGGTTGCGACGTGGGACAACAAGCATTCCGGTGTCGATAATTGGGCGAAGACGGCGATCCTCGAAGAGGGCCTCGTACCCAAGCCGATCAGCTTGACCGCGGAGGAGATGCAGTACATCTCATCCCGGCAGTTGAACCGTGAAGAGGTCTGCGCGGCGTACGACACTCCGCCGCCGGTTGTTCACATCCTCGACCATGCGACGTATTCGAACATCACCGAGCAGATGCGCTCCATGTACCGGGACACGATGGCGCCTGTTTGTCTGGGTCTCGAGGCGACGGTGCAAACCCAACTGGTGCCTGACTTCACCGCCGTTGATGGTGACATTTACGGCCGGTTCGACATGTCCGAGGTTCTGCGCGGGAACTACGAGGCGCGGATCGCGGCGAACGCCCAGGCGATCGGCACGGGGCAGATGACCCCACAGGAAGCACGGCGACACGAGAACCTCCCCGACATCGAAGGCGCCGACCAGCTCCTCGTCAACGCGGCCCTGATCCCGCTGAAAGTCATCGAGGCGATCAGCCCCGCGACCGGTGAGGACACGCTCCTCGTGCCGCAGCGCATCAAGTCGTTGACGCCCCAACAGGGCCGGGCCGTGCAGGGCCGCATATCGCGGGTGAGCACCGTTGACGAGATCGACGCGGTGACGCTAGCCGCTGACTTGGGTGAGGCGTCAGAGACCGTGCTGGGGCTTCTGTATGCGGCTAAGGCTCGAGGCGCGGATATTCGCACGTTCCGGCAGTGGATCAACGCATCGATCGACGAATTAGACATGAAGGAGCTGACCGCATGAGTGGTCGCACCATAACTCGCAACCAATTCGCGGTCACGAAGACCCTCGCCGCGGTAACGGTCGGCCCGGATGACACATCCGATGGGCCGGGGACGTTCAGCCTGATCCTGTCCACCGACGCGGTTGACCGTGACGGCGAGGTCGTCGAATCGGGCGCGTTCAATCCGCTGCCCGATCACATCAGCATGGACCTTGACCACGGAATGAGCGTTGCGACGACGGTCGGGTCTGGGAAGCCGTTCTACAACTCCGCTGGGCAGTTGCAGGTCGATGGCACATTCGCCTCCACCGAGCTGGGGCAGAACACGCGCACATTGGTCCGCGAGGGTCATATCCGGACGGCGTCGGTTGCGATGATCCCGCGGCAGAAAACGAAGTCCGCTGACGGCAAAACAGTGCGGATCGTGTCCGCGGACATTCTCAACGGCGCGTTCACGCCTGTCCCCTCGAACACGACCGCGACGATCCTGTCAGCGAAGTCGGTTGAGGAGCTCGCCGACCTCAAGGCGGGTGCTCGCAACAGCGCATCCGATAGCAGGGTGATTCAGCAGATCCACGACTTGGCGGCCGGTCTCGGCGCGGTCTGTGGCGACGGATCATCCGAAGAAGGCAAACACGTCCACGAATC